CCATGGCGATGGACGGGCGGAAGCCGAGGGTGCGCGTGGCGGAGAAGATGCCCCACGCCATCATCTCAGGGAGATTGCCGACGGGGTCCTTCTGCCACTTCGACCAGCGGTCGGGCGACATCTTGAACGGGACGAAGTTCGTCATCCTCCCGTCCGGCAGGACAGACGAGGAGCCTCCGACAGCACCGCCATCCTTGAAGGCTTGGAGCCCGGCCCGGTAGGCCTCGGATAGCGAGCCGCTGAGACCGGCCGCGTAGGCGTGAGCCTCGCGGAAGGTGACGCGGTCGGCGCTGCCTGTGACGGTGGAGCGCATGGCTCCGAACCCGGCGGCGACGTAGCGTTCGGCGGTGTTCAGCGCGACGAACGACACCGAACCCAGGACGTTGCGGACGAATGACTTCGGCGCAGACAGCAGGCCGCCCGTGATCAGGTAGCCAGCGTAGTCGGTCAGGCCGATCTCGCGGGCCTTCCTGATCTCGTTCTTGAGACCGGCGCTGCCCTTCTTCCGGTAGATGCCCGACATGCGGTCGAGGATCGGGCCGAGCTTGGAGGCGTCGAAGTCCTCGCCGCTGCCCATGGCCTCGCGCATGAAGTCGAGCGCGGCCTCCATATCGTTGACGGCGCGGCGCTTCTGCCGGGCCATCTTCAGGACGTTGAGCGCGCGGCCGACCTCCGAAGAGGCGCCTGCCGCCATGGCGTCCATGAGGGTGGCCTCTTGGACACCTGCGGCCAGCTTGGCGACGTCTTCAGGCAGGACCCGGCCGTCGGCCACCCGCGCCTTCATGGCGTTGATGTGCTTCACCAGGTTGTCGGCGTGGCTGTCCGCGATGGACTGCAGGGCCACCAGTTTGGCGGCGATCCCGGCCTCGCCGTTCGCCCCCACGATCTGGCCGTGGGCGGTGACGACGTTCGACAGCTTGGTGCCGAAGGTCTTGGCGGCGGCGTTGACCGCGTCCCAGCTCTTGCTGGCCTTCCCGGCGTGGTCGTAGGTCTCCTTGAAGAACGCCTGGAGAGACGCTTCGAGGTCCATGAACTCGTCGGGGTTCGACGACAGGCGGTCCCAGTCGATCCAGTCGGGATTGACGCGGGCGTGGTGGCCGTCGCCCAGCATCCGGGGCGCACCGCGAGCGATCCACTGGCCGAAGGCCTGGGCGTGCTCGGGCTTAATGGTCCGGCGGAGCGTTTCTAGGTGAGCAGCAGCAGCCAGCTTGCGAGTTGGAGAGCCATCGGTAGCCCAGTCGACTGCGTCCCAAGGGTCTCGGTCGGTCGAGGCTTTGGCGTCGCCTGGATTGGCTTCGGCACCGGGGCCGCTGGCATTATCGGCCGAGCCGGTCTTGGCTTCGGGCGACTCCCTGGCGGGCTCAAGCTGGCTCCCCGGCTCCACCGGTCGGGCGTGGGCATTGTCATTGGCAGGCCTCAAGTCAGGCAGCTCGTGCGTCGTGAGCGCGGGCTTGCTGATGATGTCGGCGGCGTCCAGCTCCGCCTTGAAGTGGGCGTCGAGCGGAGCGTCGGGGTGGATGTCGTCGGCCGGGATCGGCAGCTTGCCTCGGCGAGCGCGGAGGGCGGCACCAGCGACTTCGCCCAGGCCGGTGAACAGGCCCCCGGCGGCGGCCGAGGCGGCGGTCTGCTTCAGGTCGATGTCGTCCTGTAGGCCCGCATCCATCGCGAAGGACTGACCCATCAGGTCGGTGCCCCCGGCAAGACCAGCCTGGACGAGGACACGGCCGAGGACGGTCTCGCCCCCGGTGACGTAGGAGGCCGGGTCTAGCGCCGTCCCGCCGAGCACGCCGGTTAGGGCGGCAGCGCCGTGGGCGGTCTTACCGAGGAGCCCACCGTCCGCCTTGTAGAACGGATCAGCCTTTGACTTCGCAGCGAACTCGGCGCGGCGCTGGCGCTCGGTTTCGAGGACGTGTTCACGGGCACCCGGCGCGTAGAGGTCGGACGTGATGCCTGCCAAGGCGAAGCCTGCGCCAGCTCCCGACAGTGCGGGGTTGTTGGCGACGGCGTCGTCGGCCGCCTTGTGGAGCAGGCCACCGATAGTCTTCGGGGTCGCGGGCTGGGGGCGGGGGTGAACCGGTTTGCCCTGCACGGCGTCGAACAGATCGACGAACCTGTCGGTCATGTCCTGCGCCTGGATCAGCGGCTGGAAGATCGGCTTGATGCCGAGCAGTGGGTTGGTAAAGCGCGACCGAGCGAACTCGGCGCTCGCCGAGGTGCTCGCGGTGTTCAGCAGGTTGTCGCTGAAGCGTTCCCAAGCGGAGCGCTTACGGCCCGCACCGGTCTTGTCCATGGCGTAGGCCACGGCGCTGGTGCGGGCCGCTTGGGTGTCCTTACCCTTGCCATAGGCACGGTCGAGGACCCGCTTGATGACGTCCTGTGAGGTCCCATCGGGGAACTCGTGGACAACCCCATCGGGGCCTTCGACGGTGATGCTCATGGCTTACTTCAGGTTCCCGTTGCTGTCGTACTTGAGGGTGGTCTTCTTGGCCCCCGTGGTGGGGGCAGGTGGTTTGGCGAGGCCCTGGACACGCGGACCCCAGACCTTCGAGACGGCGTCGGCCGCAGCGGTCGGACTCTCGCCCTTGGACACGCGGGCTCGCCACTCGGCCTTGGCCTGGATGAACATGCGGGCGCTGTCGGGATCGGTGATGCCCTCGTCGCTCTCCACAGGGAGGAGCTTGCCGAGCAGCCACTTGCCGTCGGCGACGGAGTCAGGGTCGTTGCCGCCCCGGCGTGCCTCGGCCGCCGTCATGCTGTCGTGGGCGGTGGCGGTCATCAGGCCGACGTAGGCCTTCTTCGCGGCCAGCCCGGTGCCCAGCTTTCCCGAGTTGTAGGCCTGGGTGGCCTGGGCGCGGATGGTGGCGTAGTTCGGGTGCGGCTTGGCGAGCAGGAGGTGGAGGTTCAGGACGGCTTCGTCGTTGGCCTCGCCCTCACGTTCGTCGTCCCGAAGGCGACCGAAGGTGCCCCGGAAGGTCACGCCTTCCTGTGGGGTGAGCGTCCCGTCCTTGACCGCCGCGTCGATCTCGTCGTCCACGACTTGGCCCTTGATGGCCGCGTCGTACCACTTGAGGGTCAGCGTGGACTGCCGGTCCTCCTTGTCGTCCTTCTCCTTCTTCTTCAGGAGGTTCTCGGCCTGGAGGTAGTTCTGCTCCAGTTGGAGCTGCTCCTCTGCCGAGTGGGACGGGGTCTTCCCGTCAGCCTGGGTGGACGACATGAGTTCCATCAGCAGCTCGGGGCGCGGATGGTTCGGGTCTAGAGCGACGGCGGTGACCGCGTGGCGGATCGACTCCTTGGCGACGTCGGGCGCGATCCCGGCGTCGAGCAGCGGCTTGACGCTCGCCTCGAAGTCCAGCGCTCGGCCGTCGTTCAGGGCCGCGATCACCGTGGCCGCTCGGCCGTCCACCAGCGCCCTGTCCGTGCGCGCCTTGATGGCGGTCGTGAGCTTGGCTTCCAGGCGAGAGCTGAACTGCAGGGTGCTTTCGGCGACGTGCAGCTTGGCCTCGTCGGACGGGTAGATGTCCTTGGCTTCGGTGGCGTGCGCCGAGACCGAGTCCATGACGAACTTGTGGATGTCCTCGACGTGCGCGCCCTGGTTCACCATGGCGGTGACCTGGGTCTCGATGCCGGTCTCCCAGGTCGTCTGCTTCTGCTCGGAGCTGACCTTGTAGTAGGCGTCCTGATAGGCCTTGGACTTGGCCTTGGCCGGGTCGTACGTCTTCCCGGCGGCAGCGTCCAGGCCACCAGTGGCGGCGTCGGACTTCGCCTGTCGGGCCTCGGACGCCTTTCGGATGTCCATGATCCCTTCGGCGGCTTGGTTCACCAGCCCGAGGGCGCGGCGGACCTCGTCGGCGTCGTCGCCTCGGAAGGCGTTCCGCATGTCGGCGCGGACCACGGCGTTGGGCGTATCCAGATCACGGCGGTTCGGCAGGACGGCGTCGCGGTTATTCGTGAGCCGGTTCTGGGTCGTCTGGCGACCCTGGACCTGGGAAAGGTCAGGCATCTGTTAGGCTCCTGCCTTCGGGGTGGCTGCTTGGCTGGTCATGCTTTTCCCGGCGGCGTAGCCGTTGAGGCCGGACGACGCGATCCGCAGCCCGGCCCCGAACAGGGTCGGCTTCTGGACGCGGGACCACATCGAGTTGGCTTCGGCGCGGGCGGCCTCGGTCTCGCTCTGGGCGTTCATGTTGGTGCGCTCGGCCGACAGGCCTTGCTGCATGATGGTGTCGGTCAGCAGGCTCTCGACGGAGCCGGTCAGCGACAGGCCCGCCTCACCGGCCGCGACCTTGATCTTGGCCTGCTCCCGGCGGGCTTCGCGGGCGCGGTCGTTCAGCTCGGCCGTCTGCTTATCCGTGATCTCCTGCTCGGAGCGGGTGAGCTGTTCGGCGATGGCCTTGTTCTGGTGGTTGGCCGACTTGATCTCGGTGACGACCTGGGCCGCCGTCGAGACGACAGCCAGGGCCGCCATGATGGTGGTGGGTTCACACACGGGGGGCGTACCTAGCGAAAGTGAAGAAGAGACGGCCTTCTCGGCCGTGGGCGGGGTGGGCTTCGAGCAGCCGGAAGCCAGACCAGCGGAGCCAGTTCATGGACTTCTCGTTGCGAGCGTCGATGTAGTTCCACAGGCAGGCGTAGAGGGCGTGCATGCGGTCGAGGTAGGGCACCGTGGAGCGGGCAATGGAGATCGCCGTGCGGCGCTCATCCATGCCGGGGGTGCCCATCATCCAGACCTGTCCGCTGTTGGGATGGCCGGAAGGGGCGCAGCCGAAGACGGCCACGGGAATGTCGTTGGACAGGATGACCCAGGCCATGTCGGACACCGCCACGCTGGCGGTCAGGGACATGAGAGGGTCGAGGTCCGAGGATGCCGCGATCTCGTCGAGGTCCGACGGTCGCAGGTTCTCCGCGAGAACCTCCAGCCAAGCAGTGGTCTGCTCAGAGGAGGCCTCGCGGAGGTCTCTGTATTGGATCAAGCGCGGTTCCAGTAGAAGGCCAGCCACTCCGCAGCGACGAACGTCGAGCCGACGTGGGTGTCGTTGCTGATGCTGATGGTGGCCTGCGCGGCGTCACCGTAGATTTGGAAGGTGTAGTCCCCGGTGTGGAGCACCGGCTTGTTGAGGATGAGGTCCGAAGCCCCCACCACCTTCCCCGAGAACTCCGCCAGCTTGTACGGGATGATCTCCTGGCTGTTCACGTCGAGCCCGTAGGGCGCGACCTCAGTCTTGAAGAACCCCGTGTTCTGGTAGGAGACGGTCATGGTGCGGAGCTGAAGCCGTCCAGAGGTGATCGCAGTGCCGTCCGACTTGCGGGGGAACTGCTGGCTGAACTGGAAGCGCAGCTCGTACTTGTGGCCGCCGATGAGCGGGCCTGCCGTCTGGTTGCCGGGCACCTGCAAGATCGTGTTGCCGATCCATGTGTAGGTGGTCGGGTCGATTAGCGCGCCGGGCTGGGCCGTGAACGCGGAGCCCCGCACGAGCTGGAACCGGGAGGTGTCAGCCCCGTAGGGGAGGTTCACCTGGGTCCGGTCGTTCTGCGGGACGTAGACACCGGTCAGCTCCAGGCGGCGGTCGAGGTGGACCTGAACCGGGGAGCTGGCCGGACGTGCGCCCGACTGCAGGTTCACCCGTTCAAGGTAGAGCCCGTCGGCACGCGCGATGACCAGCATGAGGTAGCCGCCGAGGTAGGTGCCCGAGAGCACCCTGGCGTTCGCGCCGAAGTCCCAGTAGTGCCACGCGGACTGCGCCTTCTCCGAGCTGGAGACCCAGTAGAACTGGTAGGCGTAGACCCGCGACGGGGCACCGTCGGTCAGGACGAAAAGGGCATTGATGTCCTCCGCCGGGATCAGCTTCGAGACGCCCGCCGGGATGTACCGGGGGACGTGCGCGGTGATGTCCGACGCGGTCGTGGACTCGGCGTTGCCGCTGATCAGCGCGTACTCGCGGACAGAGGCGTAGCCGTTCCGCTCGGTGGCGAAGTAGACCTCCGAGCCCAGGACCGCGAGCCCGGCCTTCGTGTTCACGCCGTAGCTCGTCACCGGCTTGATGGCGATGCTGGTTTGCGTCAGGCCAGCCTCCGCGTTCGACATCGAGAACTGGGTCTGATCCGAGGTGAGGAGGATGCCGTCGTTCCAGGGCGCGGCGTCGTACAGCAGCGAGACCTTGGTGGTAGTCGCCGAGACGTCGATGACGTCGCTGTCGAGCTGGTCGAGGACCGTCATGCGCCAGAAGTTGCCGAAGTCCCCAGCGACCGAGAGCACGCAGTTCTCGTCGTAGAGGAAGGCCAGCCGGTTCTGGTAGAAGAACACCTTGCGGATCGAGCGGCCGATGAAGCCCGGCTGCGGGTTCGTGTCGGCGTCGCCCACCCGACGCGGTGCCCAGGAGAACGGTGCGAACTTGAAGGTCCCATCGAGCTGGCGGACCAGGGCGTGGGGCAGCGTCAGGGCGTTCGGCTGGTTGGCTAGGCCGGGGCGGACGCACTCGTCCCAGACGGCACCGGTGCGGCGCACGTAGTACGAAACGAAGCCCGAGGTCTCACTGCCGGCGATGCGGTAGATCGTCCCGTCGGCCGCCGTAGCGGGGAGCTTGTCGAACGCCTGGACCTCCCCGGCGTAGGTGCCGGGCGCATTCGGCCCGTACTGGTAGGCCGCGCCTGGACCGTATGGCACGCTGTTGAGGTCGGTGCCGTACTCGCGGTTGATCCAGAGGTAGTAGCTCGGGTCGCCGGTCAGGTCCGCGCCGAGGGCGGACATGGCGCAGACCTTCTTCCGGTTCACGACGAACGTGTAGTCCGCCACGGTGAACAGCGAGAGGTCGGTGCTGTAGTCGGTGATCCCGTCGAGGTAGCTCAGACCGGCAGGTGTGGTGACCGCGTGCTCGACACCGGCCATGTCGAAGACACGGATGGTGCCCCCCGAGATCACCACGGTGTAGCGCTCGGAGGTGTCGCGGTTGATGTCGTGGATCAGCGCGTTCGTGGGCGCGGACGTCAGGAGCTTGGCGACGTGTTCGGTCGGCGGGCGCTTGCCCAGGCCGTCGGCGATGGACGGCCAGCCGTTGACCAGAGATTCCAGTTGGCCCTTAGAGCGGACCAGCGGCGTCTGCTGGGACACCCCGTCGAATAGCGCCGGGATGTTGTCGGTGATCAGGCTCACTTAGTCGGTGACGCGCGTGCCACGGATGCCGCTGCGGTTGTTCACGCGGCGGAGGTAGGGGTTCGAGCGGAAGGCGTTGGTGTCGCGGTTGCGGCGCTCGTCGCGGATGAGGATGGCCCAGGCCTTCTCCTCGTCCTCCTTGTTGTAGCCATCCAGCTCGGCCGACCCGATGATCCGCTTCTGGAACTTGCGGGCGGCGGCGATGGCGATGAAGTAGCGCGCGGCCTCGGGGAGGTCCGCGAAGTCGAAGCCCCAGGTGATCGAGAAGTCCACCGAGGTGGCCATCGACCACGTCTTGTTGGCGCTGTCCCAGATGCAGAGGCCGTTGGTCGGATGGCGGCGCTGCACGAGCTGCGCGGCCGGGTCCATCGGGTCGATCCGAAGGACGCCTGCGGGGACAGTGATGATGCCGTTCACGTCCGGCGAGAGCGTGTAGTCGTCGTCGGTGTTGAAGGCGAAACCGTAGAGCTGGACGAAGCGGTTGACCTTGGCCAGTTCGGCCTTGGCGATGTTCACGTCTTGGATGCCGCTGACCGCCAGCGTGTTCACCGGGGCCTGCCCGATGGACATGAGCATCTCGTTCACCGCGTCCAGTTCGGTGAGGGAGGACAGGAGGGCCATGTGGCTCCGTGATAGGGGTGGGCAAAAACAAAGCCCCCCACGGGCTTTCGCTCATGGGGGGCTCGGGGTTGGCTTAGGCCGTCTTCAGTTCGACGGCGCACTTCGACCGCAGCGGGTCGGTGCCGACCATCAGACGCGCGAGCATCAGGGTGCCCTGCTTGTCCGGCTGGTCCACGATCTGCGAGGACAGGCCCTGCACTTCGGCGGTGGCCGCAGCATAGGGGGTCCACAGGGTGCCGACCGTGGTCGAGAAGTTGGCACGGTACTTCGTCGGGATCGCCGAGTTCGCCGTGTCGTTGGCCCCGAACGGGGTCAGGTTCGACTTCAGGATGCGGATGCCGTCGATGGTCTCCAGAGCCATGTCGCGGATCGAGGCGGTGCCGCCGTTCGTATCCTTGTTCAGGTTCTTGTCCGACCGGGCCAGCATGTACCACAGCGACGTCGGCAGCACGGCGTAGACCGGCTGGGTGTCGATGGGCACGTCCTTCAGGTCGAGCTGCTCCTTACCCGCCGACAGGCCGTTCATCAGCGCCGACGCGTCGGTGCCGTAGTTGGCGTTGGTCAGGACGGTGCCGCCCTGGTCGCCCGTGAACAGCGCGCCCGAGCGAGCGGCCTGGACGATCCGGCGGATGACGTTGGTGTCGTAGAAGCGAGCCAGCGACTGACCGAGTTCGGCGGTGTAGGGCGCGCGGAACTCGTAGTGCGACATGATCTCGTCGATGTCGGCGACGAAGACCGAGCTGATCAGCTTGTCGTCGGGGCTGACCACGATCTCGGTGTGGGGGATTTGGTTCCCCAGGATTTCCTGGCCGGGCGTGTGGTAGCCGACCGTGGTGCGCCAGGTAGCCGGGAAGCGGAATTGCTTACCCTTCTCCAGCGTCTTCACCATGTGCTTGTCGCGCATGATGGTGGTGGTCTCGAACGCGGTGACGACTTCGCCGCCGTACAGATCGAGGAACAGTTCGTAGTTACCGCCCGAGCCGCCCTGCTTGATACCGGGGCGCGAAGGAGTGGATGCAGTCATGTCTGTGTCTTGGTCTCTAGTGGAAGGGGTGGTTGGTCCCTTGGCCTCAGAGTCCGTGCGTGGTCGGGGTTGTCGCCCGCAGGCGGCCCCCGCATCAGATTGTTCTGGAAGCGTACAGGTGGTGCCGGGCTTTCACCGGCCGCCCCCGTGGCCACGGGGTCTCTCGTTCACAGCACGAGGGGCTGGCCTGACGACGCTTCAGGAGCGCCATGCGTCAGGTCTGAGGTACGCTGCCGTCCCTAGCGGGTGCGGCTATGGTAGGACGCCGACAGGTTCAGCGATCCGGTGGCGCGGGAGCGCTGCAGCTTGGCAGCGACCTCGGCACGGAACGCCGGGTCGGTGCGGTAGCGTTCGCTACGCATGTCGGCGGTTACTTGGACTTGGGCGGTGTAGACGTCGCCCGCCGAGACGGCCGGGGCGGAGTCGCTGATGAACGAGCCCTCGTCCGGGTTGGCCCCACGGTGCTTGGCGACCAGCCACTCGACAGCCTGTCGAGAGGTCTTCGGGTCACTCACCGCGAAGTTGTAGTATTCCAGATCAGCGGCCGACAGGTTCTGTGCGGCCCAGGATCGGGCGTTGTCGAAGGCGTCCTTACCGCCAGCCACCTCGTGGGCGGACAGGGCGGCGGCGGCTTCGAGCGCCTTGATGCCAGCGAAGTACGTCTCGATGACGTTGCGGGGCAGGCCCGCAGCTTCGGCAGCGGCGAAGTCGGCGTCGGCGATCTCACCGGCCTCGAACTTCGAGGTCAGGGTCTCGATGGCCTGGGCGACCGGGGCGGGCGCGGCGGCAGCTTCGGCCTCACCCTCGGGCTTCGCCGGGGTGATCTTCGTGCTGTCCTCGGGCTGCGCTGGGGCGGCCGGGGTGTCGGCCTGGACAGGAGCGGCGGCCTCTTCAGCAGGCTTGCCGCGCATCTTCTCCAGCTCGCCGTAGGACTTGAGCAGCGCCTCGGTATTCACCCGGTTGTTGGCGCTGTCCCAGAACTTCTCGGGGACGTTGGCGGGGCGGCGCGAGTCGATGATGGACTGCGGCGTCTGGACCACCGGCTCGGCCGGGGCCTTGCCCTGCATCTGCTGGAGGTAGGAGGTCGGATCCACTCCCGGCGGAACCGCCGAGGCTGGGACTTCAGTGGCGACCTGAGACTGGTTCTCGCCGCTCATTATTGGCCGCTCACCTTGCCGGTGATGATCGGATCGACGCCCACGTAGGTGCGGACGATCGTGCCGTCGCCGAGCGTGTCCTCGACGAACTCGACCTCAACGAAGGTCGGGCTCTCAACGGCGTCGTTCGACGTGATGACGGTGCCGCTGTCGGCGGCTTCAGGAGTGCTAGAGGCTTTCGCCATGTGGGTCCTTATGCAGGTGGGGCTGTCGCCGCTTCCATCCCGGCCTTAGCGATGGCGGGTGCAGCGGCTTGACCGGCAGCGGCCATGGCGGCGCTCTGCTGGTCGGCTTGCTTTTGTTCGGGTGTCTTCAGGAGGTCTTGGAGACCTTCGACATTCCGCCCCTCGCCGAAGCGACGGACGATCTCGGAGGTGTTCATTTCCTCCTTGATGGCTTCAGGGCCGAGCGTCGCGGCGATGTCGGACAGCATGTCGCGCAGGCGGTTGACCTCGGCGGTGCGGCCGAGCGCGTCGAAGCCCGTGATCACGCGGGTGCGGATGCTCTTGGGCAGCTTCGGCAGGCGGCCGGTCTTGGCCCCCAGGTAGAGGAAGCGGTTTACGAGCTGAGCCTGGAACTCGGAGGCGAGCAGCGTGTAGGTGCCGCCCAGGATCGTTTCGAGTTCCTCGGCCACCATGCGGACTTCCTCGGCCGTCACGCGCTCGGCGTTACGGATCGCGCTGGAGCGCAGGAGGAAGGCATTCGACAGGCGTTCTTCGAGGCGAGTGGCCAGCGAGTTCATCACCGTCCAGTCCTGGCTCTTGTCGAGGCCGAGGGTCTGGATGCGGTCAGCGAACCCGGTGAGGAACTCGCCCGTCGGGGCGTTGGCCAGCTCCTCCACGTCGAGGCCCGAGTTGGGATCGACGATGCGGAGGATGCGCGAGGCTTCCATGGCGAACTGCACCATGGCCTTCGAGAGGTCTTCGAGCGACAGGAGGTCGCCGATGTAGCGGGTGACGTGCGAGCGTCCGTAGTCAGAGCCGGGCACGGCCTCCCAGCGGAGGGGCATCCAGCCACAGGCGTCAGCCGGGGCTTGGCCACGGGAGCCAGGGACTTCGACGCCCTTGATCTCCTGCCAGTGGACCACGTTGGTCCCCTTGCGCTGAACGACGGTGAACAGCTCGACGGCGGTCTCGTCCTTCTCGGACGTCAGGCCGACGGCGGCGCGGACCTCGGGGTCGAGCGACGACGGGAACACCTGCTCACGCACGATGATCTCGATGAACTCGCCGCTGTGTTTCCGACGGACCACGTACTGGTCGAGGCGGAACATCCGGGTCGGCCCGTCTTCGGGCTGGAAGACCAAGGCGTTGCCCGCCACCACGAGGTGGGTCAGGACAGAGCCGAGGACGGCGCGGGACACCTGCCCCTCGAATAGGGCGTAGGCGACGTTGCCGATGTCGGACAGGCGAGAGTTGGCGTCGCCGAGTTGGGTGCCGAGCTGCGCCGCGACCGAGGAGTCCACCGACAGGCGGAAGAACGGGACGTTGGGCGGGAACAGGGCGACGATGCCCCGGCTCGACAGGTTGGTGACGCCGTGTGCGCCAACCGCTTGGTACGGCTGGCTGAAGACGGTGTGTTCGTTCTGGCCCTCTTCAGGGATCAGGCCAGGGATCGTGATGTTTGAGGCATCACGCGCTCGCTCCAGCACCGAGGTGCGGGCGGCGGAAAGCGCGGAGTAACGCGCCGAGGCATAGGCCATAGATCAGAGGGAGGCAGCGAACTTGTTGCCCGCCACGAGACCGAGAGCCGCACGTTGGGCGTCGGAGATCGTGGAGGTGGATGAAGGTGAGGTCGGCACGACCAGCGAGGGGTTTGACTGGCGCGGGGCCGTCGAGCTGGCGTCCACTCGAAGGGACTTCAGGCCGGTCATGCGGGACCGGATCACCGGGTCGATGCCGTCGAGGTAGGGGTTGCGAAGGACGGGGGCGTCCTTGTCGCTGTCGGCGGTGACGGCGACGGCCTTCGGCTTCTTGACGATGCACATGGTCAGTCGGCGGCGTTCGCGGCGTCGAGCTTGCGACGGAGGGCGACGACCAGGGCGCGAGCCCCGGCACGGAACATGATGTCGTCGCGGGACTGCCCCGGCTGGGGGAGTTGTTCGGGGTACAGCGCCTCAAGCTCCTTCACGAGCGCTTCGACGCTGCGGGGGAATGGCTTGGGCTGTACGGGGGATGGGTTGAGTCGGCGCATGGGCTCCAAAAGGCGACACCCCCCGGCGTGAACCGGAGGGTGTCTTGAAGAAAAAGAGGAGAGAACCAGTGATGGTCGCCCTGCGGGCTCCAAGGGTGCAACTTAATTCGCGCTTGGTTTCCAGAGCTTGACACGGCCGTTGAAGTCCTCATAGCGGAGAATCTTCGCGATCCGCGCCTGGACCAAAGCATCCCGCTCAGTCAGGCCTTTCTTCTCGTAGCACGAGACTACGGACGCCCAGGCTGACGGCGACTCGGTGAGTTCCCAAGTCGTGGAGATACTTCCCTTGTTCTTGCCACGAGTGATCTCGCGGTGAACCGGGGCGAACATTAGGCGCTCGTCGAGCACCTTGGTCGCAGCAACCTCGCCAACGCCAGGACAGCCGGGGTAGCCGTCAGTGCTGTCGCCGACCAGGGTCTGGTACAGGTGGTAGCGGTCGGCCTCGGCCAGGGTGATGTGCCGGACCTTGGGCCTGGACTCGTGCGGCCGGTAGAGCAGGCCGGGGATGGTCTGCATGTCCTTGTCGGCAGACACGATGATCCGCTCGTCGGTCACGCCCGGCTCGGTGGCCAGGATGCCCATGACGTCGTCCGCCTCCAGGGTCGGGATCAGGCGGTACGGGAAGTTCTCCCGCAGCCAGTCCTTCATGTCGTAGAGGTGGA